TTAACAATGAAGCTCCTCCCCCTCCGTGTGAAAGATGTCACAAAACTAAGTGTGACTGTATGATTAAACGTTTTGCTGCGAAACCCACAGCGATGGAGGTTGGTGTTTGTTTTTCCGTTGTAGTCTATATTATAAAGCTTATCGAGTCTATTATGTCCTTTTCTGGAGGTACTGCTCAAATCGGTTTTTTTAATTTATTTGTTTCAGAACAGACTAACTCCCTTGTTGACAATTTGAATGAACGTCTTGAGGGCATCCCAAATGCCGAAACCATAACCTCCCTAATAACCAATAAAATTGAAGATGTGTTAAGTTCTAATTGTGGTATGCTTCCCATTTCCGTTCGTACTGTTTTGCGTGCTTTGTTGTCTCTTGTTGCTATTTTTACCCTTATTCAACTTGGTATTGTTACGTATAAAGTTGCGTCGTTGATTGCTACCATCGCCTTGTCTGGCTGTGACCGTTTATCAAATTTGATGTCTCATATGGATATGTGGTCTAGTGGCTCTGTTGCACAAATCGGCGCGTTCGCCAATGAGAGTGAGATGTTAGCTTCACTATCTAAGGTTCTTCCCAAGTCAATTGCTTTTTTCTTTTCATCATGTGTTGTGTACCTAGTCAGCAAGATTCCCGGTAGGGACAATTCTCCTGAAGGTTGGATGCGGAAAGTATCGATGTTCCCCCGAACATGTTCTTCTATGTCGGAGATCTTTAAGTATACGATGGAGTCCGTAAACAAGGCTTGGTCGTACTTTCAGATTGTCGTTTTAGGATGTGATCCAGACATCGTCAAGGAAGCAGTTCCTGATATAACCAACTGGATGGTAAATGTTGAGACTAACATGGTGCAAGCCAACCTCGATAATGCGTGCCGTGTTAAGAGTAAAAGGATGCAAATTGCTCGTTTGTATCAGGAAGGCCATGCCCTTATGCTTAAATATCACGATGCCTTGACTCCCGAGTACAGACTTGCCATGCAGAGAATGATGATCCAAGCTGCTAAGCTCAAAAGTCATGTCGAGGGGAAATTCCCTGAGTTCAAGGCTGTTAGAAATGTTCCTCTAGCCATCTGGTTGGTTGGAGAATCTCAGATTGGAAAGTCGCGCCTGCAGTCATTGATTGCGACTGAGTTGTGCTTATCCGTAGGACTAGACGATTGTAAGGATCAAATCTACCAACGATGTGTCGAGCAAGAGTATTGGGACGGATATAATAATCAATTTGTGGTTATTATGGATGATTTTGGTCAAATGCGTGATACTGTGTCCCAACCCAATCTTGAGTTTTTTGAAATTATTCGTTCTGTTGGACCATTTCCTTACCCGCTGCATATGGCCGACCTCTCTGCTAAAAACTCCACGATGTTCACCTCTGGTGTCTTGATGATGAGTACAAATGCCTTGAACATGAATATTGAGTCTCT